AATACCTCTCACGCTTCGCCCCCACGGTGGACGTGCTCTCCATCGAGCAGTTCGTGGATACATTTCAAAACCAGTCCTACGACTTAGCCGTCAACATCCATTCATGGAACGAGTGCACCAAGGAGCAGGTCGAGAACTGGATCAAGACCTTGGTGCAGATGAAAGTCCCCCATTTGTTCACTGTCTCCCACGGCCAGTTGAACGCGGAGCGGGAACCCGCGTACTACACGTGGCAGGTGGGTCACCCCTCGTTCCGACCCATCCTCGAATACTACTACGACTTGGTGGCGGAGGAAACCCTCGGGCTCACCAACCATCCCCACGCTCTCTGGAAGCTGAAGGCCAACGCCCAGCAACTCTTGCAGACTCCAAGAAAACCCTTGGTCATGATCGGGACCCCGCTCAAGCATATCGAGTGCAACGGGGCGATGACCCCGGAGGCTTTTGCGAAACTCCACGACAACTACCGCAAGCCCATCCAAGCCCTGCTGACCGCGACCGACCTGCCCTTTCGCTTCTGCCTCTTTGTGGTTGGGGGTGGAGGGGTGGCGAAGGCCCGGAACACCATCACCAACGCCTTCCTTGGGAGTGAAGCGGACATTCTCCTCTTCCACGACTACGACCTGATCACGGATGAAACCGGAGCCGACCATGTGAAGGTGGTGATGCGCCTTTTCCAGAACGGGCTCAAGTGCGTCGGTGGACTTTATACCATCCGGGCGGATAACGGGCATTGGGTCATCAACCTGCCCGACGCCGGCGGCCCCTTGGAAGGCTGGGGGCTGCGCGTGTTGGAACTCGGGACCGGATTCAAGGCCCAGACCCGCTCCTACTTTGAATTGATCGCCGCCAAGAATCCCTGGCTCGAATACCAAGACGACGACACGAAGCAGAAGTGCTACGGCTTTTTCTCGATGGGGCCGGTGAAGGACGAGGAAATCTGGCCGGGCCGAGGCCGGTGGCTCACGGAGGACTACTGGCTCGACTGGCTCGCCCGGGACGCGGGGATTGTCATGGTCGCTGACGTGACCATCCAGCTCCGCCATCTGGAAGAAGGGCATATCGAGCGCTTGGTCTCCAAGGACCCCCTGATCCAGAAGAAGGTGAAGGCCCTAGAAAAACAGTTGGGCACCACTCTTTTTGTCCGCACGGCGGACGAGGTTTTCCCCAAGGAATTTCCCCCCGTCCCAGCCAAACAGGAGGGAGGAAAAGAACTTGACTTGTATTCTAAGTGAGATCACCGATCTCGACTTAGGACGCCACCCATAACCCAAACTCATATCATCATGGCTGGCATTAAAAACACTCCCTTCACTCCCGACGCCGACATTGTTGCCCAAATCACCGGCACGGGCCAACCGACTCCGGGCTTCAACGGTGCGTCCACCACGGGCTCCGGCGTGGCCCCGACCTACGCGGCCTCGATTGAACTGGCTCCCTTCCTCCAGAAGAGCCGGTTCGTCCTGATCACGACCAACAGCACGATTGGCAACAGCACCCTGACTGCGGCCTATGTCGCCGCCGCCGGCGCCATCCTGAACATTCAGGTGGCGAACGACGCGAGCGCCGCCCGCACGATTACCTTCTCGACCGGCTTCCGCTCGACGGGTGTGCTGACGGGCACCAACTCGAAAATCCTCTTGGTGGGGTTTGTCTCGGACGGCACGACTTGGAACGAAGTCGCGCGCTCGGTCGGCGCCATCACCTAGTTTCAGCCTAGATTCATGGGGAAGCCCCATCCTTCACCGGGTGGGGCTTTTTTGTGCTTGCATCTGAAAATTCACGCGGCACGTTCGCGCATCAGAAGAGCTGTCCAGAGGATAACCCGCGTGCCACGAGCGGACCCGGATCAGCGGCTCGGCAATCAATTGTCCGAGTACGACCCCCGCACGGGGACAACCGGGTCTCGGATGTCAGGAAATTCAGTTTTCAACATCCTCTAAAACATCATGGCAGGAGCAATCACAACCCTCCCGCAACACTACGAAATCGCTTTCGATGGTGTGTGGCGCGAGATCATGGCCCAGCAGAAGGAACACCGCCTCGCTGGCAAATACCTCGTCAAAAACGTCAACGGCAATCAGGAGCGCTTTGACCAGATGGGCGCGCAGAACTATGCGCTCCGTCAGGTCACCGCCCGCGCCCAGAAGAGCGAGCCGTCCGATGTTCCGACGTTTTCCCGTTGGGTGCGTCCGCGCCCCTACGACAAGACCACGTGGATCGACCAGTTCGACCATATCCTCCTCGGCAACCTCCCCTCGCCCGAGTCCCCGATTGCCCGCAATCACGGCATCGCGGCCGCCCGCCAGAAGGACATCGTTCTCCTGAACGCGCTCCTCGGCACGAACTACACGGGTGCCCAGGGCACGACGGCCACCACGCTGCCCACCACGGGCGGCACGCTCGGCACGGGTCAGACCGTGGGTGTCACCTACGGCTCCGGCTCGGCCAACTCCGGCCTCCAGCTCGCCAAGCTGACCGCCGCCTCCTTCATCATGGACTCGAACGATGTCCCCGAGGAAGGCCGGCAGTTCGCCTACGCGGCCAAGGAACTGAACAACCTGATCACCAACGTCGATCAGGTGAACTCGGTCCTCTACAACGACGTGCGGGCTCTCCGTGACGGTCGCATCCGCGACTTCATGGGCTTCGAGTTCACCCGCACCCAACTGGTCCCGTTCCTCTCGGGTTCCACCACGGTCCGCACCTGTGTCGCTTGGCAGCGGGATTTCCTGATGCTGGGTCTGGGTCAGGACGTGATGACCAAGATGGACATCCTGCCCACGCAGTCTCAGGCGATTCAGGTCTATACCTGCCTTCTCCTCGACGCAACCCGCATGGAAGAGGCCGGTGTGGTTCAAGTGAACTGCGACGAGTCCGTCTAACCAATAACCTTCAACCCATAAGGAAAAACTAACATGGCTACTTGGTACACAGACGTTGCAGCCCTTCAACAGCAGTACGTCAACTTCCCCGGTCAGGTGGGTGCTCCCTACCTGACCACCGTCCCGGGCGCCCAGAACAATCCGTTGTTCGAGGGTCCGCTCGTCATCACGGCAACCTACACCCTCACGGGCAACGAGGCGCCGAATGACATCATCAACATCGCCAAGCTCGAAGCGGGCATCATGGTGGACCCGAACGGCCACGTCTCGACGGGTCTCACGGCCCCCGGCACGGCGCTCTCGCTTGCCATCGGCGACAACGATCTCGGCCTTGCGACGAATCTTCCGATTCCGAACGCGGCCGCTTTCACGGCCCAGCCGACCAACTGGCAGGCGCCCGCTTGGGTGTCCGGCACGACCTATGCGGTCGGCAACGTGGTGCTCGATCCGAACAGCACGCCGGCCAACCTGACGTACACCTGCGTCTCGGCCACCTCCGGCACGACCGCGCCCCACAGCGCGGCCAATACCGTGTGGATGCCGAACAGTCAGCGCTACTCGAACTCGATTGTCACGAACACCGCAGCGGCGAACGTGGCTTTCTCGGGTGGCACGCAGCTCTACGGCGGTCCGGCCTCGATCGTGCCCTTCAGCACGACTCCCGGCACGGCGGCCTCGGGGTTCCCGTCCATCACGGGCGGTCCGGCCAACGCGACCCTCTGGGCCGCGAATCAGCCGTACCAGATCCAGAACGACTGCTGGCTCCAGGCCCTGCTCATCACGGCCAACGTCCTCACCGCGAACACGGTTCTTGTGTTCCGCGTGCCGGTCATCGCCTCGAACTAACCTTAGCCTAGGCAACTAGACTAATCCAAAATGACCCGGGAGGCTGACCTTGTGGCGAGGCTGGCCTTCCGGGTTTTCTTTTTCTGATGCCCACGACCCTCGCCCCCGTTGACGTTTGCAACATCGCCCTGTCCAAGATCGGGGCGCAGGCCATCGTGTCCCTGCTGGACACCTCGAACGCCTCGGCGGTCGCCTGCAACAACAACCTCCAACTGGCCTACCTTGAGGTCACGCGCTCCGGCCGGTGGAACTGCCTCCTGCGGCCGGCGGTGCTCCAGTCGGTCCCACAGATTCCGCTGACGGCGAACCAGAGCCTCGCTCCGGGCTCCTATGTCACATGGACGGCGAACACCCTGTTCACCCAAGGCGTTTACGTGACTTACGGCGGGTACTACTACCTCGTCCTCAACACCTACACGTCAAGCAGCAGCGTGGCGACCGACGTGGCGAACGGCAACCTGAGCCTCTACAACTCCAACGGCCCGACGATCACCAACGCAACCGCGTGGGCGCCCCTGACGTTCTACCCGGCCAACGCCTTCCTGTTTTACGGCAACTACTACTACGAGGTGAACTTCTCCTACACCTCGACCAACAACTTCACGAACGACCTGACGGCGGGCTACCTGACGCAGACCGACCAGCAGTACGGCTCCAGCTCCACCGATTTCCTTGGACCCTTCGGCCTGCAATACGCCTCGGGCTGGCCCTATCAATACTTGCTGCCGGCTGACTTCCAGCTCCTCGCCATCCTGAACGAGAACGCGGTGTGGGACTACGACGGCTCCGGCGGGGATGACTACGAACTCATGTCCGGCCAGATCGCGGTCGGCCCTCCTCCCACCTATGGGCAATGCCTGTTCACCTACGCTTCGCAGGCGGTGATCCAGTACGTCCCCAACCAGCCGGACACGACCCAATGGGATGCTCTTTTCACGAACGCCGTGACCCTGAAGCTCGCTTCCGCCATCGCCACGACCTTGCGGCAGGACGGGGGAGCACTTGAGGCCAAGCTTCTGATGGCCTACGAGCAGGCCCTCCGCGTGGCCCGGCAGAAGAACGGCGGGGAAAAGCAGTCCATCCGCTTCAACCCGATCCGCTCCTCCCGCTTCAACCAAGCCCGCTACGGTGGAATCAACGGTTGATCCATGCCCAAAAGCCTAGACTCCCTTCTTTCCTTTACGGCGGGTGAATTTTCACCGCGTCTTGATGCCCGGGCGGACCAAGTAAAATACAAGTCCGCGATGAGGCAATGCCTCAACATGATCCCGTACAAGACGGGTGGCCTGACGCGGCGGCCGGGCACGCAATACATGGGGACAGGCAAATACACGGATTCCGCCGGTGCCACTTCCATGCACGCGGTGGGGCTTCGCTCCTTTGAATACAGCCCCTCCACGAGCTTCATCTTGGAGTTCGGCCACCGTTACGTCAGGTTCTACTCCAACGGCCAGCAGGTCCAAGTGACGAGCGCTCCGTCGTGGGTGCCGGGCCAGCAATTCATCGCGGGCGCGTACTGTACCTATCTGGGGATAATCTACTACACCCCCACGGGTGCGCTTACCTTCCAACCCCCCCCGACTGCTGGGATCATCAATGTTAGCTGGTTCGCCCAGACGATCCTCGAACAGCCAACCCCTTATTGTGGAATTTACTACCCGACCGGTGCGGTGCCGGCTTGGGTGACAACAACCTTTTATTTTATCGGGGACTACGTGACGCAGGGGGGCGTGACGTATCGGTGCCAGGTTTACCATCTCTCGGGCACCTTCGCCACCGATCTCGCCAACGGGGACTGGCTGGTTGCGACCGCTCCGGTGAATCCGTTCCAGACCGATATTTACTACATCGCCCCGTGCCAGATCAACGACGTGGTTTACTTCGCCCACCCGCAGTATCCCCCCTACAGCCTGACCCGGTACACCAACATTTCGTGGATCATGAAACAGGTGGCGTTCCTGACCCCTCCGTTGCTCGACCAGAACTCCACGGATACCATCCTCACTCCCTCGGCTCTTCGTGGGTCGGTGACCCTGACCGCAAGTGCTCCCGCTTGGGTGGCGGACAACTACTACGCGATTGGCAACTCCGTTTCCTCGGGCGGTACGATCTACAACTGCATCGTGCCGAATGTCTCCAGCAATTCGTTCACGACGGACAACCTTTTGGGCTACTGGCAGGCCCAGACCATTTTCAACAACCAGCACGTCGGCTCCACATGGCAACTGGCCTCGCTGCGGAACTCGGCTTACATCGAATACGACGGCACGGCGATGAGCGGGTTTTCGGCGGGGACCTCGGGCCAGATTCAATGCTTGGGCCAGTGGGAGGTCCATACCTACGGGGTGTGGTCGGCGGACATCGCCATCCAGCGGAGTTTGGACGGGGGGCAGACTTGGGACACCGTGCGCAGCGTGACCGGCCGGTCGGACCGCAACGTGGACATCACCGGAACGGCTGCCGTCTTGGGGATCTACCAACTGGTCATCAGCAACGTCGCCGTTCCCGTGAACGCGGGGGCAACCAATCCCCGGGTGGTTTTTGAGTGCGTCAACGCCTTCCTCTACGGTCTGGTTCAAATCACCGCCGTCTCGGGCGCCTACACCGCCACCGGCACAGTCCTGACCGAGTTGTCCGACACCAATCCATTGCCGGCAGCGTGGGTTTCGGGCCAAGCCTACACGCCGGGCAACACTGTCTCGTACCAGTTTGTCAGCTACACGGCGCTCAACAACGTGACGAGCACGACCCCTCCGAGCCAGGACCCGACCAACTGGTCCTACACCCAGCCGGGCGGGACGGAGTATTGGTCTGAGGGGGCTTGGTCGAATTACCGGGGTTATCCGCAGGGTGTCACTTCATTCCAACAGCGGGTGGTCTATGGAGGGTCGGGATACGAACCGCAGCGGATTTGGGCAAGTGTCACCAATGACATCGAAAACTTTGCCCTTGGCGATCAGACCCTTGCCACGGATTCCCTCGCGTTTGACCTGAACGCTCCCGGCCGAGGACCGATTCAATGGCTGGTGGCCCAGACCGACCTCTTCGCCGGGTTTGCCGGAGCGGAATGGGTGATCAACTCGGGCGGTGGCAATCCCCAGCAATCCGGGGGCAACGCCACCCTGACGGCGACCGCCGTGAACGCGGTGGAACATTCCTCGTGGGGCTCGGCTGCCGGAGTCCGGCCGGCAGTGGTCGGGGATGCGGTCATCTACACCCAGCGGCAGGCGACGAGCATTCGCCAGATGATGTTCTCCATCTACACGAACAAATATATGTCGCAGGACCTGACCACGCTGTCGGACCATATATTTACCTCCGGTATAGTCCAGATCGCCTACCAACCCCGCTGGCGCAAGCAGAGCAACATCTGGACCGTGACCCAGCAGGGAACGCTCTGCGGGATGACCTACGAACTGGATCAGGAGGTTTTCGGCTGGCACCGGCACCAGACCGGCTACGGGCAAACCGACTCCAACGGAGTCTCGTTGGGGAATGACAACGGCTTCGAATCCGTGGCGGTCATTGACGGGCAGGGAACCTCCGAGGACGAGGTTTGGGTGGTGGTCAACCGGACGATCAACGGCGCCCAGACCCGCTTCATCGAGCGGCTGAACCCGAACAATTGGGAAGAGACCTTCACGGGCGCCCCCAATCCCACTTCTCCGAGCCTGCCTTATGCGTTTTACGTGGATTGCGGGATGACCGTCCTGAATCCGGGCACGACCACGATCCCCAACATGGGCTACTTGAACGGCCGTTACGTCGTAGGTCTAGCGGATGGTTGGGCTTTCGGTCCCGTTCTGGTCTCGGGAGGGGTTGCCCAGCTTCCCCCCGGAATCCCCTCGACCGTGGGAGTGGTCCAGATTGGCCTTCCTTTGCCCTATACGGTCCAACCGATGCGGATTGATGCCGACCCCAGGGCGGGGAACACTCAGGGGCTTAAAAAGCAATTCTCGGACCTGTACGTCCGGGTGATGAACTCTCTTGGGGGAGTGGTGAGCAACGGCACCGTGCAGTATCCCATCTGGGAAAGCGGGCTCTCGTACGTTGTGGGGAATCTGGTTCGCTCACCCTCGACCCTCCAGACCTACTACTGCTTCCAAAACTACAGCGGGACGACCGACCCCGCTTCCGCGACCGGGAATTTCAGCCAAACCTACCCGCCGGTTTACAACTCCCCCGTGCCGATTCCCTACCCGCAATCACGGGCGCAGTTTCCGACTCCCGTGTTGGTCACCACGCCAACCGACCTGCGGGTGACCCCGATGCTCAATCCTGACATCGGCCACGACCCGACCATCATCCTGCAAGCCAACGACCCGTTGCCCTTGACGGTGCTCGCCCTCATCTGCAAGTATGACATCATAGGAACGCCGTGAACGACCTTGCCCCCACCAATCCGAGTGCCTTGCTGGCCAAGGAAATCGCGGCCCTGAACAACCTTGAGGCTTTGCTCGCCTCCTGTCCGCCCTGCCCGGAGCAGAAGGTCATCAACCGCTTCACCCCCGGTTTGTATTCCCGGACGATTCACATGCAGAAGGGTCTGGTCTGCACCTCGAAAATCCACAAGACGGAGCACCAGTTCAACGTCTCCAAGGGGGTGCTGAAAGTCTGGTCCGAGGAAAACGGCTGGGAGTTGATCGTCGCCCCGTATCAGGGGATCACCAAACCCGGTGCGCGCCGGGCGCTGATTATTCTCGAAGATACGGTGTGGACGACTTATCACCCCACCCACACGACCAACATGGAACAACTGGAGGCCGAACTCATCGAGCCGCACGCCATCCCGCTCCGCCCGGAGGAATTGCAATGAGCTTTTTCGCCATAGGTGCGGTCGCGGTTGGCGGCAGCGTTGCTGCTGTCGGTGGTACTGCCGCCGTGGTAGCAATTGGGGTCGCTGGAGCGGCCTTGGAAACGAGCGCCACCACCGGGGTGATGGGTTATGAATCCGGGAAAAACGCCGCCGCCGTTGATAAAGCCACCGCCGACTACAACGCGAAGTACGATACCGCCGCCGCCGAGCAGTTGGACGCGGACACCCTTGAAAACATCGACACCGAGCGGCAG